CGGCCAGATGCGCGACAAGATCCCGTGCGTGATTTCGGGAAGTTCGTCCTCCAGTTTAGCCCGTACACTGGCAATCAACAGGGCAAAGGCTTCAAAAAGACGCGTAATATCGGGATCATGGGAAGAAATCAGAAAATCGGCCAGATGCGGTGAGTCTTTCGCCACGCGTTGCGCCAGTTCCCGCAGATAGGCGCGTTCTCGCAGGTACAGTGATTCCTTGTTGTTGTTCATTATGCTTACTTTTTTATGTTAGATTTTTTTATCCGGCAGGTTAATTTATTGTACATACTCATCAATAAAATTAATTAACCAATTAGATGGAATTTTCACCTGATTTTGGCAGAATATGGCGAAATTAGTGGAATAGGGACGGGAATATAGAAAAAATAAGGTTAATACGAACTGCCACGATTTGACTCGCCTCTGGCTAAACGTTAATATCTCTTCTACACAAATGATCCATCGCCTGTCAGGATCGCCTTCGGGTGGCGAAATAAAACTCCCGTAGCCTGCAAGGGAGAGCAAGCATTGCGGTACATCTGCGCACTTTTGGAAGCAGATATCGTCAGACACCTAACCCATCGTCTGGCGGTGAAAGTCTCTTAAACTGAAAAAGACCTCAAAAAGGTGTTTTTATATAATCTCCCAAGTGCATTGAACGTTGAGTCATGTACTTCTTTCATATCAACATCAGACCTCATCTTTACTTAACTTTTGCATAGTGAGAGCGAGTAACGTCCTGAACTCATTTCACACCCTACATGCAGGATAGTTTTCACTATTTATTCAACGTATTAATTGCTTTTATTTGAAATATTCAGCAGACAACTTTTTACACCTAAACAATTAACTCATTGCTCCCGTTTGACACCGAACCTTGCGGCGTTTTGCTGTGCCTGTTGGCATTTCAACGCTTACACAACTTTTACTGGTCATTTGCGGGTTTAAGGCGTCACTTTTGGCCGGTTTATCGCTGAAAGTGACGCCGCAGCCAAAGGACTATTCAACCCAGACAGGCTCGCGCCTGCTTAACCACTCAGTGAATCTGACACTGCATTTTTAGATTAAAAAAGGAGAACTTGACGATATCGAGGCTGGCTTTTCGCCAGTGGGGATAACCTGCTTGTGCAGGCGGCAGTACCGCGTACTCAACCGATACCCCGCAATACCTCAACCTGCGTTCACTCTGGCGCACAGATATCGATCAAGGGCAAGGCAGGTATTTTCTGTTTTGCCAGAATGGTCGCGCGCCAGAGATCGCATGTTGTCAGGTATCAGCAAGGGGAAGCTAATGAGTCGATTGATGAAAGAATTAACGTTTTTTGCCCGAAAAGGTGGTGGCAGTCATAAGACCTGCCATGACCGCATTCGGATCGCCGGACGTTTGGGCGCGTTGTTATTGAGCCTGAATATTCAGGTTAAAAACCTCAAGAATTTGAAAGCCAAACATGTAGAGCAGTACGTTGATACTCGTTTATCTCAGGGGATCGCCAAACGAACAGTACAAAATGAAATGTCCGCACTGCGTAATATTTTCCGCATGGCAGGCCGGGAGAAGCTGGAAACCTCGCCGCGTTTGAGCAATCAGGCATTGGGATTAAGTGGCACCAGCCGAGCAGGCACGAAACAGGCGATCCCTGATATTACGTTTCAGGTTGTTTATCAGAAAGCGCTTGAACGTGATGTTGGATTTGCCGTCACCTTGAAACTTGCCCGCTTACTGGGATTACGTTCTCAGGAAGCGGTGCAATGCAGTGCGTCATTGAAAAGCTGGCGCAAACACTTAGAACAGCCAGAGCCGAAACTGCATGTTGTTTTCGGTACAAAAGGTGGCCGACCAAGACAAACCCGTGTACTGGATGTTACTGCGGTAAAAGAGGCTGTCGAGCAAGCCATTGCTGTTGCAGAACAACGCGGCGGTAGATTGATTGATAAGCCCGATCTCAAACAAGCCATGAACTACTGGCGAACACACACCACAAAGATTGGTTTAACCGGTTGTCATTCTCCCCACAGTTTGCGCTATGCGTGGGCTCAAGATGCTTTGAATTTTTACCAACAAAATGGTTTTAATCGGCAAGAAGCACGGGCACTGGTTTCAATGGATTTGGGGCACGGTGATGGTCGTGGGCGTTACGTTGAACGGGTTTATAGTCGTTCAACTTAGCCGTTCGGTTATTGAGTTAGATAAAACAATCAGTTAAAGTATTCCCGCCATTAGCAAAATCTAGTGGTGAGGTTTCGCAGCCTCGAAATATGGTGTCCCACTGGTAGGATGTTTCTACCAGTGCGTCTGCTATCACCCTTTCAATGGTGATTCAGGCGGGGGAGGCTTCGGCCTCGCCGGTTGGACACCACCGGTACTGCGAACCCTGTCTGAATCGCCACCATCAATATTAATTAATGGAAGGGGTAGCAGGAATGAATAACAACATTAGAACTGACTGGCACCAAGCCGATATCATCGCAGCATTACGTAAACAGGGTACAACCTTAGCGGCGGTTTCTCGTGAAGCGGGGCTCAGTTCATCTACACTGGCAAATGCATTCAGTAGGCCTTGGCCGAAAGGTGAATGGATTATCGCAAATTACCTGGGTATCCATCCCTCAGAGATCTGGCCCAGTCGTTATTTTGATTCTCATACTGGAGAATTATTAGAAAGGAAAGCCCGTTCTAAGCCACAGGAATAATCGACTTTAATTTGTGATCGACTTCGTGAAAATGATATTTTTTAATATGAAGCCCTGAGTGTGGAATGGAATCCCAATTTGACCATTTTTATCCCTCGCGGCTTTTTTGTTTGAGGGTAAAAAGAATACAGAGAAAAATAAGTAAAGTCAGCTATCTACTCTTCCGAAAAGAATTGTTGAACAAAGGTGCCATAGAACACCAGATAAGCCATAGAAATGGAACAATGTTTAGCATCAAGGAATTAACAAGAAAGCCTTAGCTGGCTTGAAAAAGTAAAGCTACGATAGTTTTCTCCGCAATTGATAAAAATGCTCAGTCCGAGCTTCATATCCATGAACCTACAGTAATTTCGTTGGTGGTCTCAAAAAATAAGCTTATATTGCAATTGTAGGCTAACTTCCTTGAGTCTATAGATCAGAGCCTATTACTCTGTTTGAGTTCACAAATCAACTCAAAAACAGTAAATATGCAAAAAATCAATTAGTTAATAACATTAAAACATAATCATCGAAAATGGAGAAATAATATTTTTTGATCCAAGTAAGACAACATTCACTAACTAATTGTAAAATTTACATATTTATGATAGCAATGAATTCAATATACAGCATACTTGCATATGTTGGGGCGGTAGCATAAAAGAGTTAGCATATGAAAACTACAGCTCTCACCAGTAAAATTTCCACATGCATATTGGAATAAGGTTGAAATATGACTGATAATCATATCTTAGATAATTATGAGATCGTCGAAGATAATATTTTAAAAACAGAAGAAAACAAAAACATTCCAAATTTGATACTCTCCCAAAAAGATGGTGAGAATTTCATTATAAAATACTGGCCAAGAAATATTACAAGTGACGAGAAAGTCCTTGAAAGTATTTGGCAACATGAATTACGACAGTTACAAAGATTAAAAGGGTATCCCGGTGTTGGGGATTACATAGTCTACCCTGTTGAATCAAAAAAAACGAATGAAGGCTTCTATCTTGTTCTGAACTCTGACGGGAGAGTTCCCGCATCTTATTTTCTCAATAGAAAAACATTATCCCTTCCAAGAAATAGCCATTGGTTGACTCGATTAAAAGATCCCACAGTTAGAATAAGATTCTGGAAAAACATATGCAGAATTACAAATGCTATTGGTTTACTTCACGCACAAGGATTATTGCATCGCCATTTAGATGAAAACTCCATTCTTACATATGAATATGAAGATGATGATTATAATGATTTTCAGCTAACAGGTTTTGAATGGTCAATACGGATGCCAACTCTCACCACTGCGAAAATAAAACCAATAGGTGAGCAAGGAAAAATATCAACTTTCGCTACAGACTGGATCAACTTGGGAATATTGATATCAAAATTTCTAAAAATAGAATTAAGTCAGATCAAGAATCTTAGTTTCTCTGCAGAACACTTCATATCCAATCACGATTTAACAATAAGTGAAGTAACAATAATTCGAAGTCTTTTAGGTATCCAACCTATACAGCAAAATGCTATTAAAGAACTTATTAGTGAAAAAGAAATTCTACACTCTATTAATCGTATAATTAATGAGCTTACCGAATTTTATAAAAAAACAAAAAATATACATGGGGTAGTAATAAACACAAAATATGAGCAACCAAATAATAACAAAGCAAAGAAAGATTTGTTTCACTGCATACAAAAGAAATTCTATGATAAAAATCACTTCACAATTTCAAGAGATGACTCTGAAATAATAAAGAAATTTGTGTGTGATGATCTATCTGATTCACCTGTGTTATTTGTAAACACTTTAGAAACAAACTACCACGAAGTAATATTGAGGGGGAAAGAACTCTGTTATGTTCTCACTCCATTTCAACCAGACCACCGAACTAAATATAAAACATGGGAGTTAGGATATTCTCAATATGCATATTTAGAACTACCAGCTAAATTTTTCAATAAAGAAAATTATATTGAAATCAATAGCAATAACATTTCCTGCTTTACTCACTATGAAGCTAAAAAATTCTTAAGTAATAACGATGACTCACTAAATTTAATGCCGTGGAATCTTGTATTCGCAGAAACAGGTAAAGACAAGAACAAAAGGAATGAAGCTCATCTAAAGTTATTAGAAGGATTAACAGCCGTACATATTGCTAATATCGCATATGCCAAGGCAGAGATTTTCCCTGTAGAAAACATTAGTGAAGACAGTGAACCAGATAATGTTAGCTCATGGATTTTTAAATTTGTGCCAAGGCACGATGAAGCAACTGAGGAATTATCAAAATCACTTGGTATAGAATCGCCTTCAGTAAGGCTTGAGAAAATTATAAACAGTAGTGACAATAATGACAAACTATCCTGGAGTCTTGTGAATAACAAAGATTTCAATAAAGTCGATGATGAAATTCTTTTAGAGTTTTATGGCTATGATAATGATTCTAACAAACAAGATATTTACAGTTTTATATCAAAAAAACCACTTCCGGAATGGAAAGAGTTTTTCATTGTCCCTGACTCCCTTGAAGGAACATTACGACAAATCACAAGACATGCTAATACTTTGGACATGCTCGAAAATCATGTCGAATTAATAAATGTAATTACTTCCCCGCAATCGCACCTTTTAGTGAATAATGAAGAAATTATTGCAAAAGATATAATGGCTTCATTAGATGAATCAAAACAAAAAGTTTTTTCCAAAGTATTATCAACATTACCAATGAATCTTGTACAAGGACCTCCTGGGGTTGGTAAAACTCACTTAGTAAAAGCACTTTCTCAATTTATATTCAAGGAAGAACCAAACAGTAGAATACTTTTTACTGCTCAGAACCATGCAACCGTACAACATCTTTATCACGAAGTCGTCAAAGATTTTTCAAATCAAGAAGAACATATCAACTCCCCCATTATTGTTAGATGCAACAAGGTTTCGGGGGAAGACAATGCCGTATTAAATAGTGCAGATGAAACAGGTTTAGAATATTTAAAGAGATTTGTCGAAAGTGATTTATTTAGAGATTCATCCAATCATAAATTAAAGAATGATATTGCCAACTTACTTAAAGCACCTCCTGCAAAAAGATATCCTCTGATTAATCAACTGATAAAATCAGCAAGTTTAATATTTGCTACAACAAATTCTGATTATGTAGAACGGATGATAAAAGAGAGAGCACAGTTTGATTGGTCAATCATGGAGGAAAGTGGAAAGGTCACGGGTATAGAACTGATTAGTCCTCTTTTATTATCTTACCGTAGATTAATGATAGGCGATCATCATCAATTACCTCCATATAGATCAATAGAACTAAAAAATATATTAGTTAACAATCAAAAGCTAACAAACACTTTCGAAGAAGTGGATAGCATAAACAATTTTAGATTAAAGAATGAACTGATTCGTAATGGACACTTTTCTTCTATTAATGGCAGCCAAGCAAAAGAAATAGGACTACGAGCGACAAAATTTGTAAACCTATTTGAATCACTTATTTTGGCTGATGAACAGGAGGATATAAGATACGAACAATTATTTGGTAAAGATAAAATACGTAAAAATAAACTATCGTCTATGCTATCAGTCCAGCATCGTATGCATCCATATATAGCAGAAGTAATTTCTAATGTTTTTTACAAAGACAAGTTAGTTACAGATAAGGATATGGAAAGAAAATATCTTGACGAAGATTTTGATGCAGTAATAAATTTAAAAGATGAATCTGCACTCAAAAACACACCGCCAATTATCTGGATTAACCAGCCTGATATACAAAAAGTTAAAGGTAGTCGTGCAGGAGAACATAAACCAATATGGTCAAATGAAAATGAATGCAAGGAAGTAATTTCGCTACTAAAAGATCTCGATAAGAATGCAGCACCTACTAAAAAAATGAAATTGGCTGTACTCTCACCCTACTCCAACCAAGTAAAACTTATATCTAAATCTATAGAGATAGAGAAAAAAAAGAATGGCTTTAAAACGTTGTTAAATAATTTCATTCCTCCAGATGACAATTATGGCTATTGCCTTACAGTAGATTCATTCCAAGGAGGTGAAGCAGATATAATTATAATTTCGTTAGTAAGAAACAATGGCAAAAGTACTATTAAAAGTGCTTTGGGATTTTTATCAGATCAACGTCGCATAAATGTTCTATTTAGTAGAGCCAAACATAAATTAATTATAATAGGCTCATATGATTTTCTTAAATCTTGGTCTAACAGGATCGCCAAGGAAAATCTAGAAGAATATGATTTCATAACAAAACTAACAAAAAAACTGGATTTATCATTATCTGAAAGCAAACTTTCTTCAATTGAATTAGAACCAATTGAAAATGAAGGCAAAAAAAATGGAAAATAAAACTATCTATGTTAAAGTTCCTTTTCATTTTGGTATTCATAAATTTAAAATATTCAAAGGGCATAGATGGGGAGCTTTAGACCATTTTTTGCTCCTTGAAATTAACCATAAATCATACCCTGTCGAGGAATTATCTTCAAAATCTAACCTTCCACAAAGATTAATAATTGAAATAATAATTCCTTTTATGAAGTTGGGGTGGGTTGAATTAGTAGAGTTAGATTCCAAATATCATTTCAGAATTACTGAAAATGGGAGAAATGTTGCAAACCTTGAAGAACTCCCCTACGAAAGAGAGCCTATCGAGTCTACAAGGAAATTTTTAATAGACCCTAAAACAGCTAAATGTTATAGGGTAAGTACACGAAATCAAAACTATCAAACATATAAAAAATCTAAAGCAAACGAGTTGCTTAAGAACAAAGGTTCTATTGCAACAGAACTTAATATTAAAAATCAGAAAAATATACCATTTTTGTCAGACGTTCTTAATTGTGTAGAAGATACTGATGAAGAAGTTATTGGGTATGAAGAAAGAGTAAATGATAGGCCGTACTATCAAAATACAACTTTTGCAATAGCACAGGTTGATGAAGCGGATAATATAACCGGAGTGCCATCCGATATATCAAAAGAATTAGCTGCTGATATTATCGCTGCTGCTAATTTAAAACGAATTGAAAATAAAGAAAAAAATTATTCTCACAATAATAGCTCAAAGTTGAGTAAATATAATACCGAATCCCATGAGAATCGATTTGAAGAGCATTTCATTGATGAAAGTGAATTTAGTATAATATCTGGAGCAGAAAGCCATCGTGATCATTTGATGGATATGATCGATAATGCTATAAGCAGAATTATCATACACTCGACCTTTATACAGTTAAAGAACTTTCAAATGATTTTTCAAAAATTAGTTTGTTCTGCTCAAAGAGGTGTACAAATTGATATATTATGGGGACAAGAAGAACCTGACGATGAGAGAAATATAGGAAGCTATAATCAATTTCTTAGTGGGCTTGCTGTTTATAGAGAAGAAATAGTAAAGCTTGGTTTAACTTCACTTTTCACTATACATTCAGATCCAACTGGCTCACATGCAAAAGTTATAGTATGCGACACGTTGGAATACGGGTATTGTGCTACTATAGGTTCATGTAATTGGTTAGCAAGTGGATTTAATCGGTATGAATGCTCTGTTTTTGTAACAAACAACTCCCTTACCACCGAAATATTAGATATATTGAGCATAATATCAAGAGGGAAATCAAGAGTATCAAATTATTTGAGCAAATCCATTTCAGCCATCTCATACGAATTGAAAAAAACGTTTCATAATTCAACCCCAGAATTCTTTCAAAATAAAAATGTCAAAATAAAAATTGTCACTAAAAATGAACATCATGACTATGTATTAGATGCAAGAGACAATGCACAACATTCAATATTCATTGCAAGCCATAGAATAAGCAACAATGCAGAAAGACCAATTTTAACACCATTAATAAGTTCTATGACAGATAATAATAACTTGAATATAAACATGTACTATTCATCTCTTAGTGGAGGCATAAATACTCAGCAACTTGAAGAAATAAGCGATTCGCTAAGAGAAAATGGAATTGTTTTAGAAAAAAAGAAAAACCCTATTTCTCATGCAAAGATATTATCTTGGGATAATGATCATATTTTAATTACAAGTCTTAACTGGCTATCAGCATCAGCTTATGGAAATCCATATGATGAATTGGGTTTCTACATTGAGAAAAAAGGTATCTTCTCTGTAATATCGAACAACTTTTAGATAATTTCCTGTTGAACCTTTACCAAGGATCTACAGCTGTAACTATCATTCTATATATTGAACTTCATGAGGATTATTAGGTGTCAGTACATATTACCACGATAGAGATCATCTGATAACATTGATGGAGATAAATTCATATCACTTTCATGTAGTAGTGTGATTACCGAGGGAGACTGACGGATGAATTACCGAGAGACTTTGTCGTTTCAGTATACCTGCTCCCAGCTTAATGACTCAATCGAAGATCATCACAATACGTTAGCAAGTGATGATCTTGCTTTCTCAACTCGCAGCACACTGGTATTCATTTGTTCCCGTAGCCAGATGGGGATTTTCCAATGAAAAAGCAATGACCTGTTCTTCTATATTCATGGGCAGTCCGATTTTTATGATATAATGCCGGATTAACGGTGAGGGTGAGTGTGTTTGAGTGCTTCCGATTCTTTTTCTCTGAAAAATTTACGGTAACGATAGAACATGTCGTGGGAACAGCCACTCTGTCGGGTGGCTTCAGCGATATTGTCCAGTGTGCCTGCTAATGCCAGCGCATCCAACTTTCTCTGAATTTTCAGATCATACAACGAAGGTTTTGTCGGCTCAATCACTTCAGAGACACATAATTGTCGGCCTGCAAAGTAGGCCGTAAAACGTCCCTCACAGTACTTTCAGATCTCGATTTTCTGGTTGGCTATCGAATACCCACTTGTTGATATTGTTGAAGATAATATTCTTCCGTCCGGCGGGATTTACTGGGCAGCTTTGACGCATTAATAATGCTGATTTTTCCTTGTGCCACCTTGGCAATTACATCCACGGTGAGCTGGGCTTTAGCGTCCATCATAACCATCCTCTATCACCGCATTCATCAAGGAAAAACGAGTCGTGGCCACACACCAATAGAGACATTATTGGAAGGAAAAACAATTTGGGCTGAAAAAAATCTGACCCGAATTTAATCTGACAGGCCCTGAATCAAAGTGGATGACTGTCAGAACAATTATGAACTACTACACTTTATATCTATAATCTCTTTATGTGCTCTTTACCTCTTAGGAAAAAACCAACATTAATGATAAAAATCAATAATATATAAAGATAAAGAAACTAAACATTTCAGGGGCACAAAAAGGGGCATAAAATAAATATTTAAAAATAAATTAAATATATTCAAGTAGTTAAATGAAATTACCAGTCCCGCCCTGGCACCAAATAAAAATTCACTGATAAAACAGTGAGTTGGGGAATAAAAAAGGCCACCGCAAGGTGGCTTTTTTCTTTGATCAAAATCACATTCCTAATATTATCCTAATATCCATTCCTAATATTTTGGCAGCAAAATTGGCAGCAGTGGTTTTTTCTTCTCGCTCGCAGATTGACAAGAAACAGTCGAAATTTATTTTTGATTGAATAGTCAACGTGGAAAACATAACAACGATATTGATGTTTTGAGTTACGGGTATAATTTTAAATAACGCAGAGATTTGATTGATGGATGAAGAAAAATTAGAACCGATATACATTCCTGCCTTGATCTTACTCCTTGTACATGCTCAGAATAAAAAAGGAGCTCCTTTGACCAGAGAGGAAGTCGAAGATATTCGTGATAATGGTACATGTATAGTTTGCCCTGTTTCGGTAAACCAAGCTATGGATGAAAAAAGAGGCTACTCGGATATTAACCCGGATATGCATGGGAAGAGTGGTTGGAGTATTTGAGTAAATATAAGGTTATTTCCCTCTCCAGTAATAAGCACTAAGACTAAGATCTTTGATTAAATTCTGTGTCTCGTATTCAACCTGTTGATAGTTGAGTAAAATCGCCATTTTTTCAGAGAAATCACATGGCGGATGTTGAAGTAAAATATCTATTTTGTCAGCAAACAGAATACGTCAAAAGCATGGTAGAGGTGAAGCTGATCATCAACGCTATCGCTGTTTTTCCTCCAAACGAATCTTCCAATTGGATTACACCTATCGCGCGTGCCAAGCGGGTATAAAAGAACAAATTTTTGATCTTGCCATGAATAATACTGGTATCCGTGATACGATCCGTACATTACATCTCAGTATCAATGCTGTTGTCCATGTTTTAAAAAACTGAAACCACGATGTGTAACGACACTTCCACTGGGTAATGTCAACGTTCACCTCACTTGTGAAGTTGATGAAGTATGGTCATTTGTCGGTAATAAAAAATGCCAACGTTGATTATGGTATACTTGAGAACCCCGTCTAAAAAGTATCATTGCCCATATGATTGGAGCGAGAAGCAAAAAATACTCCAGAAACTTATCAAAAAACTGGCTTCGTTCAATATTGTTTTCTGGTGCACCAATAATTTCAAGGCTTACAATCTATTACCAAAAAGCCAGCATCGTGTTAGAAAAACCTTCACTCAACGCATTGAGCGGGAGAGTTTGACATTGCGCAACTGATTTAAGCGACTCAATCGTAAGGCTTTGAGTTATTCTAAGTCACTGGAAATAAATGATAAAGTCATCGGCAATTTCATTGAACATGAATACTATATTTAACACAAATCAACGGATTGAATGCGTGACCAAATTTTGGGAAATGCCACAAGAACTAACCAATTGAAAATTAGAGATAATATACTAGTATTTTCTTTAGTTCCACTAACAGGATAGTGAGATTGTAAAGTGAAAATATTTGTTATTAACTTAAAGAAAGACATAAATCGAAGAGAATCCATACAACAACAAGCTGACGAATTAGATTTACAGATTAATTTTATTGATGCTATCAACGGCAAGGATTTATCAGAAAATGAGATAAAAAATTTAAGTCAAGACTTTTATAGTAATGGTATGACGTTAGGTGAGTTAGGTTGTTCTTTGAGTCACATCAGTATTTACCATAAAATGATTAATGAAAATATTCCTCTTGCATTAATATTAGAAGACGATGCCAAACTGAACAAACGATTAAAACATGTATATACATTGATCTCTAATTATAACAAAAAAAACAGAAACAAACCTATTGTGTACCTTTTGAGCAAGACTAACGAATATATTGATACTTTTAAAATTAAGTTATCTGATACCTATGCTTTAGTTAATGTTATTGATGCTGATTTTGCTTATGGGTATATGATAAATAACCTTTCAGCAAAAAGATTATTAAATTTTCTTCAGCCAGTATGGATAGAAGCTGATAAATGGCGTTTTTTGCAAGAACGTGGAATAGTAAAAATTAAAGGGTTAATTCCTCCTATTATTGGCGTAACAGAACTATCTCAACAATCCACGCTAGAAAAGGAACGCTATATTAATGAAGAAAGTCGTATTAACTTTTTCAACCAAGAGAGAAAAAAAAGAAACTTAAAAACAAGGGTAAAAAATGTACTTTGGAAAATTTTTATTAGACACTGGGTTAAAAGAATTAGACCTTAAGTCTAAATTATCATACTTACAAAAAACCAATTGGCCTGTTGAAACAGGCCAATGAATCATTCATAAAAAAGAACAAAAATAAAACAATAGAATATAAACATCAATTATATTCACCTAATCATCTTTATTTCTGTTATATCACCCCACTCTTGATAAAGAACATGTATATATCTACCGCCATATAACGTTTGGAACTCACAATAACCAGCAGAACCTTGATGTGTATGAATTAAAATATTATCAACTGGAGGCATCAATACATAATAAAAAGGGCCAGTATCTACACTGCCTACTTTGAAATAACAATGTCTACCGCGAATATCTGTACCTATATTGGTAACATCTCCTTTTAATAAACGACCTTTCCAGATGGTAACTAAATTTCCACTAATAGCATTACCAACCCGTTGATATCTGCCGTCACTCTCCTGCCGGGTATAACATTCTCCTCTTAATGCATAATTTCCCGCTGGTTGGTAGTTCCCAGCAGGTTGATAATTGCCTCTCGACTGATATTTGTCATCTGATTCCCCTTTCGTATAACTTTCTCCCCTCAATGCATAATTACCTGCTGGTTGGTAATTTCCGGTGGGTTGATAGTTTCCTTTTGGCTGAAAACGCCCATCACTTTCTTCTTTCGAATAGCTGTAACCTGCAGATAAATAATTTCCCACTGGCTGATACTTAGCATCGGATTCAGGTTTAGTGTAACTATCCCCTTTTAACGCATAATTCCCGGCAGGCGCATAGTTACCTTTGGCTTGAAAACGAGTATTCGATTCTTCTTTGCTATACGCACCGACCTCACCAGCGGTCAGGTCAGCTTTTAGCTCTACCCATGCATTCCCTGCTTTTGGTTCTTCTTTGTTGTTCTCAATACGTGATTGCCAGACTTTCTGCTTGTGATAAACCAGCGCCCTCAGAGGATAAGGTTGTGCATCACTGCTCCATTGTGCTGCACCAAAGGCTTGCATTTCCCCCATGGCTTCCGTGATATCGTGGAAAATACCGTTCATCTTTTCACGTTCGATATTCATTGCGGTAGGATCTTCGTTTGGATCAAGTCCATATCCACTACCGTAACCTTGGGCATATGAAACAGTACCATCTTCTCGAGGCTCATCAGGAATAGAAACTCTATCTCCCTGTGCTGCAAAGGGAACTTTAAATATTTTCGTCATGAGATTAGGCTCCGAAGTGGCTGTTGAAGAAATTGGCATGTGAGTAGCCAAAGCCAAAAATATTACTGACACCGTTTTCAGCTGGGTTTAGTGTGAAAGTTTGTTTTTCCCTGATTACAGGTTTAGGAAGCACATTATCTTTTCCTGTCTTATTATCCAGTTTATTATCTTGAGTATTCATATATAACCCTCATTTAATCAACAAAGTACATTGCTAAATAATATGAAGGCGGCAGGTATGTCTCCGCCTGTAAACATCTATCTTCAGGTTTATCAATACGGAAAAATCTGTTTTATATATTTCAGTAAAATAGAAACTAATTACATTTTTATACAGAAGAACTTTTTATAAGGCATTAATAAAATTTATTTCACATATAAATAATAAAGAAAACATCAATAATAACTCACAGATAAATAGCATAAAATGATAGCAATCACATATAAAAACGATAAAACAATTACTTTTACAATCAATTATTAGTTAAAAAAACAATCTCTGCTCTTTTATTCTATTTTTTATCTTATTTAAAATTCAATCTACGATAAAAACTGCCCCAGCACGACCACTAGTAGACTCTAGCATATTTAATTGCCTGCCATTGGTTGATACAACAAAATCCCAATATCCCTGTGAATGTAATGATACCCCAAACCGAACACCGGATACAGGAGGAACCAAAAAGCCAATTAAGCTATAGCCCCAGCCATCACGTTGAATATATAAATATTTACCTAAACAATTTTCACTCAATTGAATCTCAATATTATAATCTCTACCAAAATCACCAATTTTGCGCCAATTTTGTGCCACTCCTCGCATTTGATATCGTCCATCACTTTCCCCTCTGGTGTAGCACTCTCCCCTAACTGCATAATTGCCTGCTGGGGCATAGTTTCCAGCAGGTTGATAATTACCTCGAGGCTGATATTTCCCATCGGACTCCCCTTTCGTGTAGCTTTCCCCCCGCACAGCGTAATTACCCATTGGCTGATAATTACCCTGTGGCTGGTACTTAGCATCTGATTCGGGTTTAGTGTAACTTTCACCTTTAGGGGCATAACTACCAGCAGGAGCATAATTGCCTTTCGGCTGAAAACGCCCGTCACTTTCCTCTTTAGAATAGCTATACCCGGCAGTCAGATAATTGCCCACTGGCTGATATTTCCCGTCCGATTCTGGCTTGGTGTAACTGTCCCCTTTCAGCGTATAATTCCCGGCAGGTTGATAGTTGCCTTTCAGCTGAAAACGGATATCCGATTCCTCTTTGCCATAACTGTACCCCGCAGGCGTATAATTGCCCAATGGCTGAAAGCGTTGGTTGACCTCCTCTTTGTTGTATGCACCAACCTCTCCAGCAGTTAGGTCGGCTTTGAGCTCAAGCCAAGCATTACCTGCTGCGGGCGCTTCTTTGTTATTCTCAATACGGGATTGCCACAATTTTTGCTTGTGATACACCAGTACCCGTAACGGATAAGGCTGTGCTTCTACTGTCCATTGCGCCGTACCGAACGTCTGTATTTCTCCCACGGCTTCCGTAATATCGTGGAAAATCCCATTCATTTTCTCGCGTTCGATATCTTTCGCTGCCGGATCGGTATTCTGGTCACGCTCGTAATCGTAACCGTAGCCCTGCGTATAAGAAACCGCGCCATCTGGCTGGACTTCATTGGGTATAGCGACCCTGTCCCCTTGCGCAGCAAAGGGGGTTTTAAAGATTTTAGTCATGGATTTAAGCTCCGAAGTTACTGCTTAAGTAGTTGGTGTGTTTTTTGCCAAAGCCAAAGGCTTTTTTCGTGACGACACGGAATTTGACGCCGACACCAGAAGGACGTGGCATTAGGTCAAAGTTTTCCAGTAAGACCCGTAACTGCTCGTCAGGATTGAAATTGAAAACGTAATACATATACGTCATATCCAGCGGATCGAGCACAAAGACCTTGCTGTCATCCCGCCAGAAAAAGCGTTCTAAAAAGGTATTGATGTTAATTACTGTCGGGCTTTGGGTCAGGTTGAAATAACGCATACGGATAATCAGTCGCTTTTGCCCGGAGGTTAATTGCAGGGTGTAATCACTGTTACGCCGGAAGTTGCCCTTAAAGTTCCGCTTCTTGCCAAAGCCCACACCGATTTTGGTTTTATCACTGGGAGCCACATCAATACCGAGTGACACATCCAGAATGCGCGCCCAGACCGCCAGCCCGAAGTCATTCGCGGTGTCGATATTGAATACATCCCGATACCAGTTGTGCCAGAACGCCACATTGCTTTGTTCAAAATAGGCGGCTTTGCGGTACGCCAGTGTGTTGAGTTTCGGGGCGTTTTCGTACTGCCAGAGGATGGCGCGCAGCAGATCAGAATGAAAATCAAAAGACTGTATTTTCATGTGACCACCACCTGCACTGAGCCGCGATGCAATCGGGCCACTTCGTTGAGTTTGATGGGGATTGTCCCCATTAACCAGTTCTGGCCATCGGTGGACAACTCCACTTTGGTGATAAACAGTCGCGGTTCGATGCTGTTAATAGCAGCGGAAATTTCAAACGGTGACACTTCCCGCCCGACGACCAGACCGCTATCACCGTCCAGTTCACCCCGTACCCACTGCTCGACAGCAGCGGGAATAAGGCTTTGGGCATCCACCGTCGATTTCTTCACGGTCACCCGGCAAAAAACGATTTTCTCCGTCGGTCTATCAAAGCGAATTTCATATTCCTGCCCGCTCACCCGTTCGGTGACAATCACCACTTCCTGCCCGTTATAGGCTGCCCCGATGGTTTTGGTACGCAACAACGCACGGGCGATGGCTTCCCGGTCGCCACCCTCTACGCAGACATAGACGCTGTGCGGCAACAGTTTGATACCATCAAGGGTGAGTATCTGTGCGGTCGCGTTTTCCCGGTAAGAAAGCGAGTTCACCCCTTCCAATTCGTACAGGGAAGACGTGATCGCTTCGCCCACGCTGACGGTATTTTTGGCCAGTGTCTGTTTCCGGCGACGCCGGGCACTGATATCCGATTCGGCTTCACGCCCGACAACGGCATGAGTCGGATTTTTGACAGTCTCCCAGCCCAGAATCGAACTGGCCACACGCTCAAGGTGTCCGGCTTTGCATTCGATACTACCCGGTTCAACCGCCCGCATATCACCTGTGGTTTTGCCGTTCTTGCCGATAATCAGAGTACTGATCGTTTCAAATCGTGCGCCGGTCACCGATTCCGCCTGTGACCCTTTCGGGATCACCGTATCAGGTACGCCGCTAAATTCTACGTTACTGAGATATGACCGTGTGGCGGAAAAACGCCCGCCCCCCATCAGTGCCCAGATCGCATCTAAAAAGAGTCCACCGGCAATATCCGGGTTTATCTGGTTGGCGAGTTCGGCATTGTTACGCACCATGGCATCACGGTTTTCGATCTCCATCGTCACCAGCACCCCTTGCGGAGTTTCCGGTGACAGATCGATGTCCTGCCCGAATGCGGCGTAAAAGTCATTTTCCACTCCACTGCGTAGCTCTGCCGTATCCGGCACAACCACGCCCTGCCGGGTAATGTAGTGATAATCAGCCATTGAAGGTAAAACTCCCGTAAATAGAGCGGATAGTGGCGAGATAACGCAATGTGTTATCTGCAATCGTGGCTTCAAACGAAACCACCTCTTCCACACCCACCACTTCGTGCATGCGTTCTCGGAATGCCGCTTCAAACATCGGGATATCAGCCTGCCGACCAAACACGGTTTTCCAGTACGGCAAACCTTTATCCACTTTATGCAGCATTTCCCCGCGCAGGGCACGAGCATAATGGACGCAGAGATTCCTGACCGCCTGTGCGTTTTTACACAGTGACAGGTTACCATCATCGCCCAATACCAAATCGTTATTGGCATCCACCGCAAAAGTAATCATATTGGTTCCCCCGTGTGGCCATCACCGGTGTAAACACCACTGTGTTGATGGGTATCACCGATATTGCGTCCGTTATGGCGCATCGTGCCACCATATGAATCGCTGTTACCGTTGACCGCATGGTTGCCATTAATCATGACATTGCCGGTGAATACCGTTTCAAGCGCGTTAACTTCAAATTTAGGCGTATCCAGTACCGCCTTATCCTTGTGCAGTGACAAGCAAACGCTGCCATCCATTGACTGGATAACCAAGGCATCGATATTTTTGCCCTCAATCACCCAGCCTTTCAGGGTATCGGGGAAGAACATCGCATCACTGAACGAGTGCAGCCGCGCCGTGTTCGGCTGGTCTTCCTGCCCGCCGCGCTGGCAGATCAAGCTGATATCCCGGTCGTTGGCTTTTAACCAGCCAAAATCACCGGGCTTGATGGGAACGCGCAGAAAAAAGCCCCCGCCACCAAAACGAAATACCGGAATGTTATGCACCGGTGCACGAGATATTGTCTGTCCTTCGGTGGTAGTCATCATCACCAGTGGTTTAATGACAGCACGGTTGGTGTGATCGTCATAACTGACTACCGTGGCAGGCAGCATATCTTCAACATTGAGCAGCAGGTTGCGGAAAGCCGCCATAAACTGCCCTGCCAGACTGCCTTCGCTGGCGATATCGCTATTGGGTTGGTTCATGTTTACGCTCGCTTACAGGTGGCGGTGTAGAAAAAGGCATCATCGTGGGAGGCTATATCAAATTTCAGTTGCTCAATAAGGTAATCGCCGTTCAGTGATTTATTCAGTTTACTGTCAAGGCGCAACATACCGCCCAAAAAAGATTCACCATCAATCAGAAAGCTGACGTCAAGACCCTTTTCAGTGGCCTTGGGAATACCCACCATGCCCGACTTCATATTCAGGATACGCAGGCGATTCTTCAGCGCTTTATCGCTGTCTTTGACGTATAACACGTCATCATCAATAAAGGCTTTGACACCGCCGGATTCCTGCAAGCGGGCAATTTGTGACAGTGCCGCGCCACAGTAGTACCAGTTAGCAATGTTTTTCTCACTGGCCTGAAAATCCAGTTTGACCTTGCAGTCATTGGCGATACCCTGTGCAATCTCGGACAGCTTTTTGATGGCCCCGCCACTGGATGAGACGATATCACCGCTACGGCTGTTGCCTGTTTTGGCTTTCAGCGTCAACGTCACATCGGGTGGTGAGACAATTTCAGCACTGACAATATCACCGACAAATACCCGAAACAGTCCGGTATTCACCCGACCGGCTTCGAGTATCAAACGGCGTGGTTGTTTGTTTTTGGTATAGGGACTGGTTTGAGTGAGAAGGTAATCGCGGGTATCGCTGCTCAGACCATCGATATTGACCGAACATTCATTTTGCAACGGATTGGCGTATTTGGTGCCAGAAGCTGAGATGCGCATGCCTTCGTACCAGTTGAGCCGCTCGCTGACTTCAATCCCCAGCCGGATGCGTCGCAGGTCTATCATCATCACTCCAATAAATAAACGTTTGGGTCGATTCGAATTGTTCCCACCAGGGCAGTTCATCCTGTTCAGTCAATAAGGCAAAATTACCTGTCGAACCGAGGTAGGCATAAGGAATTAATGGAGCATTGGGCATTAACCGGCTGCCCTGAATAATCATCACATCATCACGCTGAATATCGCACAGCATCATGTTTCTGGCGGCTTTGAGGGTGATCACCCAATTGGTGTCACCAAGCGTCACGGCCAGCCGTTGATTGGGAATGGCCCGTAACGGGATTTCACGCATATTAACCTCCGCTATTGTTTTGTCCCGAATAAGCCCTCACCATCCATGATTTTAGTGGCGATGGATTTTTTCTTACCCTCAACGTCTTTAGTCTGGACATTGCCCCGATTGACCGTGCCGGACTGGGCTTTTTTCGCCACCCGACGTGGTGGCAGCTCGCCGTATTCCGGTTCGATGCTGCGCCATTCGGCAAAGCGCAGCGATAACTTAATCGCATCCGCCATCTCCGGCACTTCGTCATGGTAGAAGTGAGTCAGGATCATCGGCTGGTAAGTTTTCACCCGTGTCTGGATACCCACCAGTTGGTGCGTATCGTAAGCCTGCTGCATGGCGGCAAAGTGGTTCTTGAGTTCGCCGGTGAGCAGCACTTCTATGCCAATTTCCACCGCTTCAATCACAATATGGTCACTGCGGGTTTCGCCATTCTCCACCTGAAATTTCGTCACCTTATGCTCATCACGCACACTCACCTGCAAAGGATGGGCTGATTCAAACAACGTGCCGAACGTGTCCACATTAAAGATTTTCACCTCAGTGATCATTTCGCCACTCCTGTCGCTGTTTGTTGGCCTAAGTCTTTCAGTTGGTTATTCAGCTCACCTTTCATATCCTTAACGACGCCTTGGGCATCCGTGGCCTGTGTGGTGATAGTGATTTCGCCGATTTGGGTATTGGTTTCATGCGTCTGGTGCTTTAGTCCGCATCGTTTCGACAAACTGGGCATAATCAGCTTGCAACACGTCTACAATGGCACTTACCGCTTCTTTCGCTTTGACGTTCTTTTTCTCTGCATCCGTCAAGCTATCCAGTTCACCATTGAGCGTATTCAATTCCCCCTGTAACTGATCATACTGTGCCGTCAGTTCAGTCACGATTGTACCGTTGTCCTGTAAGCCGAGACTGGCTTGCTCACGCTGACTGTCCAGTGTGGCAAGCGCCGTTTCCAGTTCACAGATCCGGGTACGTACTGCAACCAGTTTTTCCTGCGTATCATGAATATTGACATCAATATCCAGCGATTCTCCGCCAGCAATGGCTTGCAATGACGTTGCTAATTCCTGCACAAACTGACCAAACCCGCCCGCACCGGCTTCTGCTGCCTGTTGTGCCTGCCGCATATCAGCCAGCATGTCATCGGTCGAACGACGGAATGATTCAAAGGCAGCATCAGCCTGACGGGTATCAAATTCAAATACCTGCACAAAGGTATCTAACAATGACATACATTACCTCGCTGTTGACGCGGCTAACGCTTCGTTATAACGGTTGGTGATGGCGATCTCCCACAGGTCAAACGCCTCTTCCAAATCTATGGACGTTTTGAGTTCGGTGAGGGTGGCGTAGCCTGCGCTGACGATAACGGCAATGAAGCCATCAGCGTTTTGATAATCGACGGGAGTGAACCGCTGATTTTGTCCAGCAGGAAGGGGAGGAAACCGCGGCTCCCGTCGGTCCCGAAAAAACTGGTGTTGTACCTCAGCATTTCCAGTTCGAGGCGGATCAATGCTTCGCCATCCGGCACATGGTTATCAATCAGGGTCTGGGTTTTCAGCAAGATCTCCTGCCCATCCACCTCGACCGCCACATAGCGCATCATCTTCAGCATCGCTTCATGGCTGATAGCGTAATCGCCAATTTTCGGCGCATTGGACAGCGGGTATTTCGCCAGAATCTCGCGCCCGATGGTGGCAGGCAGTCGGCTGATAATAAAGGTATGTTCCTCACGGTCGGCATCCGTGATAGCGATGGTTTTGGGTTTAATTAACATAACGGTCTCAAATCAGAAAAGGCGGAAAACCCGCCCGAAGTAATGAAAAAGCACTTAACGTGCGCGAGTGCGATCAAAATCCTGAAAGACAAATGTGTATTGCTTCGATTTCAATCGCCCGGCACTGGCAGCAGAGTTACCCCGACTGCCATTGGTGATCTTGCCATTACGGGCGGTGGTGGTAGATCCATCACCATAAGAGGCAACCAACGTAATAATGTCACCAGCATGGCGGCGACCTTTTTTGGCGGTGTTGGCTTCCAACAGGATGGCAAGATTTTCATCTTCCTCACTGCCTGCCAGTACGTTGATGGTCACCGTTTGTGGCGTCGGCGTTGACCAGTAAGTCAAATTACCGTTGATGTCCATCCCGGTCTGGGCAATATCGACAGCGGGTAAGTCCAGTGGGTCGGCATCATCCGCAAACTGGGTAATTTGAATGCCTGCCGGGAATGTGGTGCTGGCCTGTATCACCAGACTTAAGCCGGTAGCGGAAATATCGTACATTTTTCTTACTCCTTAAAACCAACCTTAAACTAACCCCAATTCCGCTTAAGCTATTGCTGAAATATCTTCTTCTGAGTAGAAAATTTTCAGTGATGGCTTTTTCTCTTTAAGGCAGTAAGCAATCAATCC